ACTGGTCAAGGTGATGGAGTGGCGGTGATTGAGCATCGCCCCAGGCGCGCCCTGAGGGCCCTGTGCCCCCCGTTCCCCTTGAGGCCCCTGCGGGCCGCTCCGAGCCTCTCCCGGTGGGCCTTGTGGCCCCGGCGCCCCCCGGCCGCCAGAATACTTGAGTACGCCCTGCCATGTAGAGAGGTAAACCTTTATCCCAGCCATCAGTTTACCCACCCCGTCTCAGTGTCGCACTTGTCATAAAGATGGGTGTGATTCACGCTCACCATATGGGCTCGCGTCCAGCCCCCCGTCGTATACATGTACGTCCGCGTCCCGCCAATCTCCTGTATGGCGGAGTTGAAACCGTACACGCCCGTGGTCTGCGTGCTGGTATATGTGATGCTGTGGGTGTGATTCACCACTTGCCCTGTAACCCCCTGCGGCCCCTGAGGCCCCTGCGCCCCCTGAGGCCCTTGTGGGCCAGGGAGACTCTCCCCGCGCACCCCTTGCGGGCCTGGAGGGCCAGGCTGGCCCCCCGCGTAGGCCAGGATTATCCACTGACCGCCAACGAAGGCTTTCAGCGCGCCAGCCATAGGCACTCTCCTATAGGCTCATAGCCTGGCTTGACAGCGATGAGCTGGGCATCGAGGTAGCAGATACGATATTGCTCATGCCACGCTGTCGGATACCAGGTAACCGCCCGCGCAAGCTGAAATCTGGCGTAGCACTCTGGCACATACTTGGCGAAGGCAGGCTCGGTGTAGTACCAGAGGCTATTCTCGTTCCAGAAGCTCTTGTGGGATGGGTCTTGAAACGCCCCCCGCCCGTCGGTGCTCGGTACGCGCAAAAACAGCCAGCCGCCAGGGGCAAGGACGCGGTAAATCTCGTTCATTATGCGTACGGGACTGGAGAGGTGCTCCAGCACGTCGTAGGCCCGTACCAGCCCCACGGAGTCGGATTCTATGGGGATGCCATCCTCCAAGTCCCAGAGGATGTCGGCGGGCGGGCGTTTGTCCAGCGTGGTGTAGCCGTCCAGCCGCTCCTCTCCTGCACCGATGTTGAGCATGGCTAGGTCGTTATCTGCACACCAGCGCTCCACCATCGCCCGCACGCGCTCGCGGTAGACCGTCTGCGTCGCCGCCTGTACGTCTGCATTGCGGGCCACGCTGGTGTTGTCCCCGTGGCGGCGGTAGAGGTACAGACACTTGTCCACATGGCGCATCCCCGCCGCGCCGTAGGCGAGATACGTCCGACAAACGAGGTCGTGGTCATCCCCCACCGCCCTGTGCCCATTGTGGCCCCCTAGGTCCTCGTACGCCGTCCGCCGCCAGGCCCGCACGTGGTTAGGGGCCCAGTAAACGTAACGTAGAGCGTGGGGTGTTGGCGGAAAGGCGATCATCTCGGTCAACTCATGGCCCTGGTAGGTAAACGGCCTAGATCGCCAGCCATAGTCGGCGCTATAACTGAACGGCTTCCAGGTAGCGTGCTCAAACTCTGCAAAGTTGGAGTAGGCGAATTGCACCTGTTCATCCCTGAAGGCCACCGCCAGCTCCTCTAGGGCGTCGGGCGTCAGCATATCATCCGCGTCCAGCTCCACCAGGATGTCACCCTGGGCCTGTTGCGCGCCATACCACTTTAGCCAGCCGATGGCGTGCGTGCCGCCCCCCACCATGACGGGGCGTACACGGTCATCCGCGCGCATATCGGTGGGCAGCTCGCCGCCATTGTTGAGCACCACAATCCATTCCCAGTCTCCGTAGGTCTGGGCAGCCAAACTTGCGTAGGCCTCGGCGATGTACGGGTTAGTGCCGCGATAGTGCGGTGTGATGACGCTGAACGTTACATCATGAACCATAGGTCATGTCCCTCGGACACAATCGGGCCCTCCTCATCCGTGTCCACCCAAAGCATCCCCTCGAACGATGTACCCGGCTCACTCGCTGAAACTGCGGCCTTGCCGTAGTGTAAATTGCTGGTCAAAGCCTCGTGGCGTGCATTGTTCAGATACTGTGTGTGGTCATCGGCGCTCAAATTAAGGAGATCGCTGTGGGAAAGCGCCCCCGCGAGCTCCGAGGCCGAGACCCAGGCGAGGGTCGTCCCCGTACCGGTGGCCTTGAGATATTTATTCGCCCCCGCCCCGCTCGTGGGCCAGGTGTAGGTGTACCCGCCGAATTTGGTCGTGGCCGCATCCGCTAGCCAGAGGTTGCCCGTGTCGCCATGGATGATAGCCTTGTACACCCCGCCGGGTTGGATACTGAAATTGCCGCCGCCGAAAATGGCGATAGCGCCATTGCTGCCCGCCCAATATCCGGTGATATTGCTCCCGCCCTCACCCGTCTCTAGCTGTAAATCGTGGCCGTTTTCAATGTGAATTCCACCACCACGAAATAAAGAGGAGGAGTGGGAATGCAAAAGCACTTTCGGCGTCGCGCCATTGTAGATGTACAGCACGCACGCATTAGAGAAATCTACTACGTTAACCTGGCCGCCCTTGCCGAAAATGTTTAGGGTGTTTTCGGATGCATATAGATAATTGTTGACTCGTACATTGCCATTCACATCCAGCCAAGTGTTGCCGCCATCACAATTTGTACGGTTGATGGCCACCTTATCGGTAGACGTGCGTGGATAGAGTACTGCCGTCGTCGCCTCGCGAAACCACGGCCCAAGCACCGTCAACACCGCCGTGCCACCCGTCACGGTATATCCTGAATGGCCCGTGATCTGGATAGTAGAGTCCCCAGCCGGCGAGACCAGCGTCATACTATCATCCCGTAGGCCCCATGGCGTGCCAGTTACGTCGATGTAGATGCTGTTCGTCTCCGAGTCGCTAGATGTAATACAACCATCGCCGCCCAGGATGTAGAACGCCCCCGTGGATGTTGGCCCCACCGCCGTCCCGTCGTTGCTGACCAGCACAGCGCGATGTTGGTGATCCGCATGGGGAATAGCCATGGCCGTGCCCGCCACGTTGGTGGACGCCACAGGTTGGATTTTGCCCCCGGCCGCCCACGGCGTTTGGCTCGGCACGGCGTCACCACCTGGCAATCGCCGCCGCGTGCCGCCGCTGTTCTGGTTCTTAGTGATGGTCGGTTTCGGGTCGCCGAAAACGAGCTCGATCTTCTCCGAGCCGATGCCATCCTGCTGGATGCTGATCTTAATCCCGGTAAGCTGCTCTACCTTGATAGGTGTATCAAGGTGTTTGTCATAATGTGGAATGGTGTCGCCCAGCCAAAAGTCGCGGCCCAGCTGGAAGGCCGCCGACTCGATAAAATCGAACGTGTGGCCCTGCTCTGGTCGCATATCCTCCAGGGCCTCCTTTATCTCCATGCTATCGTCTGTGTTGAGAAGCACCTCCTTGCGAATGCGCCCCGTCGCGTCGGGATTCTCTACCACAGTCAGCCCATCGTTAAGGTATCCATGTGTGCGCAGCGGATAATTGTTACAATGCCAAGAGGATTTACTAAAGACCTGGTACACATCCGAGAGCACCACAGGATGGGCCGAGCCTGGCGAACGGTCTATCCCCCGCGTGGGCACATAGGTCTCGAAGACGAACGTCACCGCAGCGTCTGGGCCGTTCCATATCGGCATCCAAACCATATCTATGTCGTAGGCCTGGGCCAGCTCTCTGAGCACTTCCCACAGGTTGCCTTTGCGGAAGATGGTTGCCTGGGTCTCATGTTCACTTTTTTTGGCGGCCACCGTGAGACCGGCAAGCCCACGGGGATTCCCCAGGGGATCATTGAAGGCTGTGCCCGGTTCTAGGTTGTAGCGCACAAAATCTTTGATGACATCATCTAGTTTGCCGTTGAATTGTTGTCCCAGCTCGTCCCCGTAACCTGCGCTGGGTTGGCAGATACGCGTATCCAGGAAATAAGCATTGCCGCCTTTCCCTGCCAGATGCGCCATATCGCGTTGCCCCGTGCGCGGGTTATAGGCTAGCTCGATAGACTCGATGGCAAATACCTGCCACTTGTCCAGGCGCGCCACAAGCAGGAATTGATCCTGCGTCGTGTCTAGGAGGGGATAGAATTGACTGGACAGCGGGATAGAGCAGGTAAATGAACACTCATCCCGCTTGAGCCATTCAAGATGGAATTCGGCCAGTTCGCTCTCGATGCGCGTGATAGGCATAAATGAGCTATCCAGAAGCCAAACTTGCCAGTGTTCACGGAAATTATGCAGGCTCATCCCAATCCCGCCTTGCGGATGTCATAGCGCAGCTCGTACGTTGCCGAGCCGGAGGCAGCCCATATCTGCACCGTCCCCGGCCCGATCCCAAGCCGCCAAAAATTAGAGACAGTCCCCGCATAACCCGTCCAGTTGCTTCCAGCCCCTGGGTCTCCCGCCGCGGTGCCACCGGCATAATAGCGGATGAGCACAGGATTCGTCCAGATGTACATCACGTCAGCCGCCCCCGCCATCGCCGTGCCGATCTGGATCATCTCCCGGGTCTGCGGGTTATAGATAGTGGGCGTCCCCACGGCCCCCGTGATAACGTGCACGGGATAGGCGAAATAGTCGCCGCTGTTGTCGTAAGTTACGCTTACCACGCTGGTGCCGGCAAATGCCGTGGCTGTGCTCTGTGTCGCGCCATACACCCAAAATGATAGCGCTTCAAAGGCCAGCGTCACATCCGCGAACCCGAATTGTGGCTCTGCAATCTTGGTTGTGGTGATGGCTGCTGGGATGGTATATGTGCCGCCGTCGAACACCACCTGCACCGTGCCGGCCATGCCCCGGTGCACATCACGGTAAAACCATTGCCGCCACATCGCCACCGTGCCCCTGGCGTGTTCATAGCTGTCGGCGCAGATGGCAAAACGTAGTTGCAATTGCTTGCGCTCAAAATCCCACCCGCTGAGGACGTCCACGTCATTGGTCATGTCATCCCAGACCGGTTTGGCCGTCCAGTCATCCAGACCCTCACCATGTACGTAACGCACCGTAGCGCTGGTTAAGGTGTGGCTCGTGCCGTCTGATTCGATATAGCGGATGATCTCGCCCATCCCTTACACCGCCCCCTGATTGCCCGCCAGAAGGTACAGGTCTTGGGCCGTGCCGACAGCCTCCAGCACCCGCGTCGTGATGGTGGGCACGAGGTTCTCATCCAGCCGCATGGTTAGTTCCAGCCGAATGCGTCCCGCGTCACCCTGGACCGTGTTATCGCCCGTGGCCCAGGTGGGTTGTGGCATGGGCGGCAATGACCCCCACGCCCCGCCCGCGAATAGCGCCCCCAGCTCCCGCAGCGCTGTGCGTAGGAAGCTGAAATCCCATTCACCTTCTGCAATCTGCGTCTGCGCCTGGGCAATGCTCCCCAGGGCTTCAAAAACAGCCTTGATGTTGGTTACCGTCCCCTGGATCTCGACCAGAGCATCGCCATACTGTTGGCCAATGTCCTGCATCTGGGGGACAAGATACTCGATCCCATCCCGCAGGTTTTTGATGATCACCTCGAAGGAACGCCGGGGCACATACTTGGCGCCCGGCTTTTTGGCTGTTTCACCGGTCTGGGCGGCCTGGGTGAACGTCTCGCCCAGATTGAGTACATCGGTAATGCTCTTGATCGCCCCAGCGGTCTCTGCTGCCTCAGTGAGCACCTCACCCGTGTAGCGCGCCCGCACTGCCCGCAACATAGGCACAATGGCGTCTATGGCCACATTGACCGCCTGCAGGTGCGCCTCCATCGTTTTCTGGAACCCCACGTTGGGCATGGCTATTCTGCTCAGGTCTATTGAGAGCAAACCCAACACCTCACGCGCTGCTCCAGAGGCCTCCGCTGCCTCCTTCATGGCATCCACACCCAGCAGGCGTCGCGCCGTTTGCAGGGCCGAAACGGCGTGTTGCACCACGATCACCATGCGATTGCCCCACTCGGCCATGTCGGGCAGAGCCTTGGCCAACGCCAATTTGGAAAAGTCTATTGTGGCCACGCCCAGGACGTTGCGCATATTCTCCGAGAGGTCATTCGCCGCCTTGAGGCCGTCCTCGCCAACGAGTTTGGCTGCATAGTTGATGGCGTTGGTAGTATGTTGTATCACCAACACGAAACGATTGCCCCACTCGGCCATGTCGGGGAACTTTTCACTCAAGGTAAGCCTAGAGAGATCTATCCCCACGATGCCCAGAATCTCACGGAACGGCCCAGCGATCTCGGCGCTGGCCTTGATCTTGTCTTTACCGATAAGCTCTGCGGCATAGGCAATGGCATTGGTGGCATACTCCAACGTGGCCACCAACCGATCCGCCCACACATCCAGGTTGGGCATGGCCCTCTCGGTGTTTATCGCCCCCAGAGCCTGGTTCGCGGCAGAGATCACCTGGGCCAGCTCATTCAGCGGCGCGAGGTCGTCTTTGATGCCCGCGATCTGGGGCTTAATCGGGATGATGAAGGCATAAAACTTGGCCACAGCGAGGCTGTAAAATTCGCCCACCTTGTCGAGGCCCGCCCCTACGCCCTCCGGCAGCTCGAATTTGACCAGATCCTTGATGGCGCTCTTGGCCGCAGCAATACCCCGCTCGATGTCGCTGGCCACATCGGAAAGGGCGCGCGTCGCCGGTTCGGTTTTCTCTTTGACTGCCGCCGCCACGGCGACACCACCGCCGATATCACTCATGTCCAAGGGCGGGAGCGGCGGGAGTTTAATTTTGAACCCGGAAAGCTTGGCCTCCAGGTCTTTGATGGCCTGACCGGCGTCCACCTGGGCCTTGTTCACGGCATCCATCGCCTGGATCACCATCATGCGGGCATCTATCTGCCCCCGCGCCCACTGGTCGGCCAGTTCCAGGCTGCGCCGTGCCGTCTCCACCTCAATGCGCAATTGCTCCGAGCCCTGGGCCGCCGCAATATCGATGGCCGCCTTCGCCGTTTCGGCATCGATTTTATTCTCCGCCCTGGCCTTTTCTATCTGCGCGATGAGGCTCTTGAGCAGGGCATCTCTCTGTACCGCCAATTGTTGCTGGTAAGAGCGCGCTTGCTGAATTTGCTGAATCAGCAGAGAGCGTTCCTGAACCTGACGCCGCACTTCATAGTTGGCGGCTGCTGTAGCGTTCTCGTTCCGGAACTTTTGTTTGAGCCGCTCCGCATCCGCAATCCGCCCCGCCTCCATAAGGGCCGCATACTGGGCCTGGAACCGCTGCTCGGCCTGCAGCCGCTCTAGGTTGTGGTTGAACTCCAAGTCGCTCAATGCCTGCGCATGGGAAACCTGGAGGTTCTCCATCGCCTGGTTGTGCTGGCTGACGGTTTGCTGGATAGAGGCCAGAGCGCTCTGGAAGGAATCCGACCGGATACCCTGCGCCAAGGCATCACCGATCCGCACGGCTTGGGCCGCCATATGGTCGGCGACGCCCTTGAACGCCTCCATCGCGGTGTTCATCGATGTCTGGTAAATCTCCCAGTCGGAGGCCCCCGACCGGATACTCGCACTTACACCCGTGATGGACGGGATGAGCTGTTGCACCGCCGCCGCGAACGCCACGCCGTCAATTTTACCCCTCTGCAGTTGCAATGTCAGGGCATTGAACTGCCGGACAAGCTGGTCGGCTTGGTCTTGGGTGAGCGCTCCCTCATCCTTGAGGGTGCGGATCTGCGCCGCGAACTGCTGCGTTGCCTGCCCCGTGCGAACACTTTGCGCCGTGATTCGCTCAAGATATTGGGCTACCTTGAGTAGACCGCCAGCGCCCGATTCGGCACTTATGGCTAGCGTTTGGCCAACGTTTGCCTGGATATTGGCCGTGCTCGATTTAAGCCTGGCGATGTCCCCTGACAGGCCCTTGGTCTGGTCGCCCATGCGCTCCATGGCCCTGGCGCCCTCTTCCAGCACGGCCTTATTAAACGCAGCCTCGCGGGTGAGGCCGGGGAAGGCTTTCTGTAATTCTTCGATGCGTTGACGTACGCGGCCGGAAGAGATGCCGAAGTTGTCCAGGCGCATGATGGATTGGTTAGCCAGCATCAAGGCGAAGTCCTGAGCCGCCGTGGTTGCATCCTGGCCCATCGCCATGCCCAGCTGTGTGGCCATCTTAGTCAACTGCGCCGCCTCGTCCGTGGTCTGGGCAATACCCATGGCCAGGAACTTGCTGGCTGCCATTTGTAGCTGCATGTCCGAGACCGTGCCCTGCGTGGCAGCACGCAATTGCTCCATCGCCCGTTGGGCCTGGTCCGTCCCGCCCGCCAGGGCAACAAAGGTGTTGTTGAGCCGTTGCGCCTGCGCACCAATCATGGTCAGGTCAACGGCGGTGTCGATCATCTTCATCGCGCCAGCGACAGAGATCGCCCCCGTCGCCCACCCCATCAGTCTTTTAATGATGGCATCATAGGGGGCAGCGCTGGGCGCCTTTAATTTCGGGGTGCTCTGTTCCACCTGTTTAAACTGCGCCGCCGTCTGCCGCAACATATCCCCGGCTTGTTTTAGGCCAGCGGCAAGCGCGTCGGTGTCCACCCCGATCTTGGCATATAGTGATGCTATCTCTTGCGCCATCTAATCTGCCCTGCGCTCTCCGGCCCCCCCCTGGCCAGGTCAATCCCCTCCCAAGCCTTCAAAAGCCGGGTCAAGTCTCTTGCGTCCATCCGCTTGATATAATCGTACGTCCACCCCGTGCGGTCTATCACCAGCGCCGCCAACCCCTCAAAGGGCATGGGTTCGCCAAACTTCAGCGCCAGGTAGACCCGCTTCTTCAGTTTTTTGCGTCGCTGATCTCCAATAGCACAGCGGGCGCCTGCCGCAAAAGCGGCATCATCTCCCTGAACAGGTCAAGTTTGCGATAGCTGTCTATCTCGGCAGGCGAACCGGAGAAATCCCAGGCCTCTATCACCCGCGTCAGAAAACGTGCTGCCGCTTCGAAAGACGCTTGCGGGTTGGCCAAGGCGTCAATGTCCGCATATAAGCTCCAGTATTCCTCCGCCGGGAAATATTCTCGCAGCACAACTTTCTTGCCGTTGACTACAATCTCCATCCCCACCCCCATATATAATTGGCGGGGAGGCAAGTCTCCCCGCCAATTCCGTTACCACGTGCCGTTTGTTAATGCCGAGGACACTCTGAACGATGCGCTGCACGTCACGCCATCGTCAAATGGAATATCCATGCTCCGCGACTCTACAACCACGCGAGCCCAAGTGAACTTAGGCCTACCCGCCGCCGTGCCGTAAGGCGCGACAATCAGCGTACCCTCGTTGCCCGGCACTACAGTATTCCAAGGCGCGGTGCTGGCAGCATCGAAGAAAGACTCAACTTTAACGCTGTAATCCCCCGCGCGCACCGGGATACTGTAGTGGTATGCGTCCGCGCCCGCCGTCACATCGGCCAAGTCATAGTTTTGTTCGAACGAGATACTGGTAAAGTCGCCGCTGATGGCCGTGCCGCCAAAACTAACGTATGCATCCTTACCGGTGATGCGTCCCGTGTTCGCCATATCTCATCTCCTATTCTGCGATTTTGATCCGATATTGCGCGCCCCGATGCCAGTACAACACCCCGCCCACCAACTCGCTGTAGACAAAATCGGACTCGCGAGCCGTCCAATAATTGCCCCAGTCGGCGATGGTCAAGGTTTGATCGTGCAACCGCGCGTCAATCAGATCGTCCAATGCCTCTGCGTCCGCCTGTGATGTAGAGATCGCCTTCACGGTGTAGACCAGCGAGCGCGCCCTGCGAGGTGAGCTATTCTCATCTACACCGGAGGATAAACTGAACACCACATATGGCGGCGCAACACCCTGCGGGGCCAACGTGTTATAAATCGCCGTGCCCCCCAGGGCATTTATCAGAGCCGTACCCGCTGCGAGGTGCGAGTACAGCGCCGAGCCCATAGCTGCAAAGAGACTCATTTACCCCGCCTCTTCTGGAATGAGGTGCTAAACGTTTCACCACTTACCACATGGATGGAGTTCTTGAGCAATCCTGTATCTACAGGTGCAAGGGCCTTGGCCCGCGCCACAATGTCCATCGCTACCTTATCCAGCACGTTCTCAAGGGCTATCATCCACCCCTTACGCACGGCGTCCGCGAATTTGTCCCGCATCGCCTCCACCGCCGGCGTCATGAACGGATGAGCTGGCATTTTACTCGTGCCCAGCTCCTGGTAAATGCCGTACTCTACACCATCGGCCACTATCCGTAGATGTTCTCCCTCCGCCACGGCGTCCAGGAGCTTTTTGAGCTCGCGGTCGTTGATCACTACGTCCACTTTCATTCCAGTAGCTCCATATAGGCCCGCGTGAGACCCAGCTCACTCTCCGCATGGTTTACGCCATTCACCTGAAACGCTCGCCCGCCACAGACAACCTTGTCGCCCACCTCTACGGTTTGATCATACGCCACCGAGAGCGTCCAACTCAGCCCCTCTTTAATCTGCTCTGCTGTGATGCCCCCACCGCCGCCGCTACCCGGCGCGATTCGGCACGGGATAGCCGTCCCCCGCGCCGCCCAGGATTGCACCTGCCGGCCAGCCCCATCTACAGTGATGCTCTCGGCATAGATAGCACACGTGTCCGGCAGCGTCTCCGCCAGATGCTCACGAATCGCAGCAAGCTCGTCCGCTGTGAGATAGCTCATAAGTCATCCCCATCGCCGACGCGCCAAACGCGTACTCTTTTGGCCACAGCCATGCCGCGGTAATAACGTGCCATCTCCAAACACTGCTTCATCCACTGGGAGCGGCTCAAGCTGTGGCCGTCCAGAGATACATCATAGTATGCGGCCACGTTACCCGCTTTACGCTGCCAGACATCCGCTGCCGCCCCGTTCAGGTCATAGCTCCAACCGCTCAAATAGAGAGCCGTGCCGGCCTGGTCCTGGGCCATGACAATCTCGCCCCGGATATAGTCAGCCGTGAAATCTGCCGTGCCCCGTTGGTTGCCAGCCGCGTCCTCCAGCTGGAAATAGGCGGACCCGCCCGCCTCGAAGTTGCCATATCGAGAACGGAATCGCTTGTAAACGTAGCTCGAACCATTTACCCACGTTCTCTCCATCGCCAGCGGCTCCCGCAAGACGCGGAACTTGTGCTCATCCAGGATATCCTGCAAATCCTGGTCACCGAATGTGTCGCCGCTCAACTCGTTCGTCATGCCGCGCAGGCGAGCAATCAAATCCGCCATGCCAGACCTAACGGCCATCTCTCAGCCCCCCGTAGAACGTCACATAATCACGCCCCATGCGCTCCAGGTTCGCGCTGGCCACAGCCCAGGCCCGTGCATTCTCACCTAAACGCTTGCGTAAGCCGGGATCATCCAATAGCCGCTGGATAGCCTCCGCCAAGGCATCTACATCCCTGGGGGGCACTAACAGACCGTTGATGCCGTGCTCAATCTGCGCCCGCGGGCCACATACATCAGATGCTATACACGCCAACCCGCAGGCCATCGCCTCCGTCAATCCTAAACCCCATGTCTCCTCATAACATGACGGGAAGACATAGATCGCGCCACGTCGCAGCTCGTCCCGCACCCGCGCCCGCGGCACGCCCGTGACCAGGCGGGCATTCGCGTTGATCTTCCGTAAGGCCCGCTGCAAGATATGCATCCCCTTAGTGGGGGAGCTGGCCCAGGCCGAGGTGGTGACAATGCCCTCGCCACCATCCCCCGGCGAGAAGAAATCCGTGTCGATCCCGTGGGGGATAATAGCATCTACCCTGATGCCATGCCGTCGCAAAATAGCAGCAGAATAAGGGTTGAAACAGACTGTTGGTGTGCCGTTGACCGTCTCCCGCCATGATGACCCCATCGGCTGGCTCTCACACTTCCCGTCACATATCCCCGTAACCGCCGCGCACGGTTGATCGTAGGCCGCCAGTAACATCCTGCCGGAACAGAAAGGCCAATAATCGTGCAGGCTGATACAATGCGGGATATGCGCCAACTGCGCCCACCCAAGCACCCCCAGACCCATGCCGCAATGCACCGTATGAAAATGTACCACATCTGGGTTGAAGCTGCTGTAGGCCCGTTCCGGGTGGGCGTGCTCTATCTCGACCTCGTGCCCCAGCCGGCGCAGCGCCTCCGCCTGATCGCACAGGGCAGATTCCGCCCCGCCCCCCGCGCCTGGGTTGTAGTGCACCAGCAGAATCCTCATGCTGTCTCCCCCCAAGGCCGCGCCTCGATGCACCACATGTCACCCGCGACATGTTGGCTTGGCAAAATGTAGTAATCCGCGCAATCCAGGTAGCATGGGACCGGTTTCCGCGTGAGGTCGATCGTGCCATCCAGCCAATTGCCCAATACCAACTCTTCCCAGTAAGGCGACCTTAGTACGGTAAGACATGGCCACGCCATCCCATCCGGGCCGACGGTCAAGTGGTTGATGCCCCCCTTGCACACCAGCCCTAATGACCGGTATCCCCCCAGGCCTGCCACCTCCTCGTAAGGCGAGACCTCGTGTGGGATACTTTGCGCATTGAGCCACCCTAGAGCTGCTTGACTGCGCGCCACGTTGTTGGCATAATCCACAACATTGACATGCACACGGAATCCTGCCTGCCGCAACACCGACACCGCCCACTGCCAACGCGCGTCGTACCACACCCAGCGAGCGCTTGCGTCGGGGTGGTAGGAAACGTTAATGGCGACAATGTTCTGCGGCTGCGCCTTACACAAACGTAACACGCCATCGGATATCAAGCCGTTGGTGCTTACCCCAAAGTACGTCGACGGACAGGCCGACATGAGTTCTGGCAGCCACTCCACTAAAAGCGGCTCGCCCCCCGCGATATCTACCAGCTCGGGTTTGTCCCGATGAATCGCGGCCACCCAGTCCGCCAGGGGACGCGTCGGGGCGTCATATAATTCTGGCCGCAAGGCTACAGTCTTCCGCATCCAACAATATGGGCAGCGGTTGGGGCATTGCCAGGTTAGATTGAGCAAAAAATGCTTCACGCTATCCCCTCCAGCCGCGCCTTCCAGTAACGTAACTCCCGCTGGGTAAGCCACGGCGTAGCATTGTACACTTGCGCCATCTGCGGGCCGGTCTCCGGTTGCTCTGCTAGCCATCCCTCTTTGGCAGCATATTCATAGAGCCGCGTACCCCGTACCGGCGTGCATACCGTCACCTGCCGCCACTGCACTAACCCTTCGCCACAAGCTTGACGTAAGCGCTTCTCCGTGTAGGCCAGGTCTCTAGCTGTTTCCTGATAGTTCCCCACCATCAGGAAAACCCAATTGCCGATGCCGACCTCGTGGCTCAAACGCAAGGTGTGCCAGATATCATCCTCTGTCGTGGCTTTATGTATCGCCTGGAGCACACGATTGCTGAAACTTTCCACACCCCACATCACCGCCCGGCAGCCGGCGTCGTACATGGCCTGCAATACATCCCTAGTGTTGTTCCTCTCCGAGCAACGACCCTGGCATTTCCAGAGCAATCCCAATGGCGCAATACGCGCACATGCCGTCATGAGCCACTCGTTCTGCCCCCCACCGTGGCCGACGAGCTCGTCGTCGTACACGAACACACCTCTGCAACCCAGGTCTCGCAATGCCGCCATATCCTGGTAAATCGCCTCAGCCGGGCGATAACGGATACGCTGGTGGCCAAAAACAGGGTTAGCACAAAAGATGCAATCATGTGGACACCCCCGCGACCACATGGCGATACCCTCCGGCATGGCCAGGGGCGGCTGATTGCCGCCGTACTCCACCGGCTGCGGATGGTGCACTTGCCACAGCGGTCCAGGGATGTTTTCTATGGCCATCGCCTTGCCCCGGACAATTCCGTGTTGCCGCAGTTCGAATATCTCGGTCACGTTCCCTTCGGCCTCACCCACTACGGCAGCGTCCGCTCCCCAACCCAAAACCTCGTCCGGGGCGACGCTCACATGGGGGCCACCCACGGCGATGTATCCGCCATAATGCGCATCACGCAATGCCGCGATGCATTCCCGTACCCCCCTGGCCGCATGAGTCGTACAAGTGAACCCTACAGCGTCGGGCCAATGTTCCCGCTCGCCCAGCGAGAGCACCAATTTGGCCGGCGAGATGAGCAGAGCCTCTAAATCCCACACCCCCACACTGTGCCCCGCCCGCTCCAACACCGCCGCCAGGATGGGCAATCCCAACGGTGGGTTCAGCCGATAATGCACACCCGCATAATGATGCACCGGCGGGTTGAACAGGGCGATTCTCATACTGTATCACCTACGGCGATCAACCCAACGCTTAGGTCGCGCTCGATTGTCTTCAATACAGGTTGCCAATACTCTTCCGTAACCCGATCCGCATCGTATGCCGCCGCACCACCAATGGCCTTGCGCTGCATCACGGAAAATTCTTGGCTCTGGCTCGCCCGGTAAGCGCGTTCCAGGTATTTGCGGATGTCATGGATGAAAGGCAACATCTGCCACCCGCCCAGGGGCGTCCAGAACGGCTGCCCCCGCACCTTCCAACCGGCGAAGCATAGCTCCGGCATACTCGTCCAATCGCCAACAATCACCGGCGTTCCACATGCCTGGGCCTCCAAGATGGGGATACCAAAACCCTCACCCATCGATGGATTCACCAATACATCTGCCGCATTGTACAGGCGCGCCATGAACTCTGGCGGAAAACCCAGCACGTTCCAATACGGGTCACAGAACACCACATGCTCACCGGTCAGACCAAGGTTATGCGTTATTTGCGGCAAATCTAAACCGCTCATCTGCGGCCCAGACGTGGTATGCAAAAACAGCATCGCCTTGGGATGCTCTTTGATAAAATCCGCCCAGGCGAATAGAACCTCGGCGAAGCATTTGCGGCTCGGCGTACCTTTGTTCGCCGCCACCATGACGGCCAAAAAGTCGACGTCCGTCCTGGGCAGGTTCAGCGTCTTGCGCGCTTCCATTTTGTCCAGTGGCCTGAAAACTTTGGTGTCCACCCCGTGTGGCACATATAGAGCATCAATGCCAGCCTGCTTCATAGCATTCAATGCAAAACGGCTGTAGACAATGGGTTGCCAGGCAACGGAGAGCGCGGCCTTGACCGCGTCCGGCACACCTACGTGGTCCACGGGCAGCCATGGGCACCAACGAAACTGGCTCATCGTCTTGGGATCGAAAACCCAGGCATCATAGAGCGTGATTACGATGTCTGCCTTGGTGTACTTGGCATGAAACGCCAAGACGTCATTGCCATTAGAGTTGTACCCAAACGGCAGCACCTTGGTAAGCTCGCCGTCATGCTCTAGGTTCAACGTAGCTCCAGCTAGGCCGTAGTTAGCTGCCAGCGTCACCTTGTGACCCAGTTTCTGAATGCGCCACCAAAAAAGGTCGGTTTGGTTACCGTATCCCGTGTGCGTCCAGGGCGCGTTCGAGAACCAAAGGATGTTCATCTCTCCCCCCCACACGCTAGTCTATATCCCCCCAATGTTGCGGCTGGCAGGGCGGGGGAGTCGCCTTTTCGGCCCATGGCGCCTAGCCAGCCGCAGCCAGGGTATTAGGCCCCGACACCTTGCACATAGCAGAAGCCGACGGTCACATTCTTCGGCGCGATTGTGCCTTCCTCATCATACTGAAGAGCCAGATAATGCTCGCTCTCCAGCGTGCCATCGGAAATGGTGAACTCCTTAGGCACATTGGCCGTCCAGGTCGTAGACGTCCCACCCAAGGTCGCGCTCACCGTGCCACTACACGCCGTGCCGGCCGTGCCGTAGTCCAACAGCCGCAACGCCACACCAGTGCCCGCGCCAGCAGTGATGGTCGTGTCGATCTGCGCCCAGGCCGAGAGGATTTCGATCTTCTCAACCCGCTTCGGGACACGGAAAATCATCGGCGTCGAATCGGCCCCCGGATCGGAGATCACCACCGTCACGGTGTGGACATTGTCATAACCAAACATGTTGTCTTACCTCCTATCAACTAGTGGGGGCCGAAGCGTCGGCGATAATTTTGATCCCCCAGTTGGAACGCCAGACGCCGTGGGCATACACCGCCGTCATGTTCAGTTCCCAGGCGCGCTTGCTGGCATCTCTCTCCGGCTCCAGGCGCAGGTCGCGCCGCAAGTCGAAGGCCAGCGCGTTGGGATTGAACATAGCGCCAACCGCCGCCGTACCTGCCGCGATATGCGAAGTTGTGAACACGTTCACCCCGGCGATAGTGCCCACATACCACTGCTGCATCACCGCGTCCTGGAACGCTGGCGCGTTGGTCATCGTGGCCGCGACTGCCGCCGACTTGGCCAGGGCATGGTACTGATAAGGGTGCAAGACACAGTACCACGGCTGCGGCACATTGTTGGCACGCAAGCGGCTCAGAGCAGCAAAGAAATAGCCCCAAATCATGGTGCTACCCGCTGCACCCACCGTACCCCCAGTCAGGCTGCCAAAATCGCCGGCCAGGTCGGTCTCGAACTTGGCCGCAATAGCCGCGCCCAACTCCAGCGCACAGTCCTGTCGCGCGTCCTGGGTGTCGGTTTCGATGCGACGGTCGGTCAGGATCGCCTGGGCAATAGCCTCCTCCGGTGTGAGGGACGCAATTGGGGTCTTGGAAAAAACCGTCGGATTGCTATAATCCTCCAGCTCCGCCACCGTGTCCGCCGTCACCTCAGGATATTGACCCAGATAACGCACCTGGTCGCCACGGCCATCAGTGAACGTCTTGACCAGCCGCGTCAACAGGCTCTGCTCACGGGCTACAAAAACAGCATCCTCAAAGATGTTGTTAAAGAGCCCGTTCAAATCCGAAACACTCGAATACCCCGTAGCCATACAAACCTCCCTGCGGGTCTACCGCATTGTTAGTCTTTTTTGGGCCAGAACACCCCTCCCCCAGCCTTGCCCAGCACCGAGTTCACGCCGCCGAAGAGACGTGCGCGACGATCGGTATCGGCCTCATCCACACCGCTGCTACGTGGCATGTTGGTCGGGCCCATCTGGGGTTGGGCCTTGAGCAGGTATGGTTTGCTTTTGGCCAATTGCTGTAACGCCGCTTCAACTCCCTTCACCGAGCCATCGTCAGCCACCTGTAGCTCGGCCAGGTCGATCATCTGGTAAGCGTCACCTGGGTCTATGAACCCAAGCCGCGCTGCACAGTTGGTCACCTCCATGCGCAACAGGGTCTGTACCCGCTCCTGGGCGAGCCTCGCATTCTCGCTCTGGAGCTGGCTCAGTTTCTCGGCTAGTTTCTGCGCCTCGGTCTTTTGCGCTTCCTCCTGCTCGCGTAGTTTGGACAGCGCGTCCCTGAGGGCATCCACGTCGTCAAAGCCAAGCTCCTTCAAAAGGGAGATTTTGGCCTCCTTCCGTATCTTGCCCATCAAGGCGTTGACCTGGGATTGCGTCAGCACTCGCTCCTCCGCTGACGGGTTCTCGGTTTTGGCCTGGCCGGTGCCAGTTTCCGCCATGCTGGGGTCATGCTCCGCCACCTGCTCCATCTCTTTCTCCTCCACCATCTATCTCCTTCCCCCGGCTTACCCTGCCGGTGAGGTAAAATGACGGGGGCCAGGGTCATTCATTAGTTCCATTGCGCCCCCGCTTGTAACCACCTCGTGCGTTCATCGTTTAGCGCCGCCTGGTATTTCTTGAGCCGACGTATCAGCTCATCTGGATCATCTACAATCCCATTGGCGCGGGTCAACAGCCGCAAGGCCTCCTCGATCACCGCCGCACCTAGTTGAATGATTTTGTACAGACGCTCTACATCCACGCTCATGTACCCGCCAAACGCCGCAACATCACCCCGGCTTCGATGCCACCCTCTTCCGCCAAGCGCAAAAGTCGCCTCGCAGCTTTGCGCTTCTCCGTGGCCGGCAGGTCTGTCTGCGGCAAGCGCGCAATGGCGTTACGGATGGCATTTAGGTTGTATGGCGCGTCAGGACGTCTGCGCACAGGCAATTTACACCGCGCCTTCGTTTTTGGCTGCCCGGATGGATTCATGTCCACCAGGCACACCGCACAAAACTCTTCCGCGTCTAACTCCGACTCCGGCGATTCCCACGGCTCATTAGAGAATGGCATATCATCACTCTCCCAACTTCTCCACCGTCACCACAAAACGACCATTCAGGTCGCCAAACCACTCCAGCAAAATGTGGATGAGTGGCCGCCCCTGATCAGCGAACCACCAGCCATCGAAAGACGGCTCAAACCGCCCCTCCAGGCGTAGTACGTCCTGCGGCCGCCCTGGCTCTGTGTTTTTTTCCGCTTCCACTCTAGTTGTCCTCCCCATCTCATCCCTCCCCTAATAGGTCTCGCAGGCTCGCCTCGGTGAACATCCTGCCCCACTCCGGATCATCATGGACCTTGCTTAACTCCGGAAAGGTGAACTTGCCCTCCTTCCAGGCACGCCATTTGTCCTCGCCCATCATGCGCCGCTGCACATCCTCTGGCTGCTGCATAAACCAGCGCTCCCCATCCCCCTCCTTTACGACGGGATCTGGGTCATCTAGGTCAATGCCCAAATCGCGGAAGCTGACGGTTTCGGGGATGGCCGCACATCGCCCGTTCGGATGATCGTCCAAGGTTTCATCTAACGAGTGCAGCGTACCATGCATGGCGACACAACTCATGCATGTCCGCTCATCCATCTGCGCGTGCCAACGCCACCCGCGAACCACGTGCTCGTTGGCGCGATAGGTTGCAAGATTCGCCATGCGATGGGCGCGGATCATCTCCGTCCGCGAAATCCTAAGCGCCCTGGTCAGGGACAGCCCGGCTTGCTGTTGCAATTCCCTGGCTACCTTACGGGGGCTGTATCCCGCCGCTAGACCATGCAACAAACCATCGCCGATGCGTTTGGCCGCCTCCTCGCCAAACTCCGCCAGCAGTCTAGACAGCGGTGACCCTTCCTGTAGCGCTCCCACCATGTCGATAAGCGCTTGCCGCGGCAATTGCTGGAACGTGGCCAGAATCGAAGCCTGCACCTGTGGCGGATAGCCAGCGAGCCTGGCCTCAACCATTGCCCTGGCCTCCGCCGCCCCGCGCAACGCTGCCCCTGGACCGTTGCGCCGTATGGCGTCCTCTACCACTACGGCGTATTTGTCCATCTCTTCTTTGACCTCTCGCACCAGCCGCTTATAACGCTCCATGTTCCGTAGGCGATTTAGGGTGATCTCCTCCCCCGCCTTGCGCATCTGCTCAATCGCCTCAACCAGGGCATCCGCCTCCCGCCGTAGGCGCAGATAAATCGCGCCATAGGATTCGGTCAATTGCCGCGTGGCGCTGTCCAAGAGCTCATCCAGATCACTCTCGAATTGGCGGATGACCTCCTGAATCGTCGGCATAGATTAGCCCTGCTGCTGTGTCCGCATGGTCTCAAAATTGCGCAACAGCACCGCTCCGATGTTGCCCGACGCCACCTCCTCGGCGGCCATGCGTTGCTCCTCAACCTCATTGTCCAGGCCGCGCCGCGCCCGTACCGTCTCCATGCTGGCCAATTTATAGTCGAGCTCGAACTTGTCCCGCGCCGTGGTCATGGATTGATCCTCTGGCAATGGCTCTGGCCAGTGGATGGTACAGATGTTATCCGCCCCAGCGCCCATCATCTCCAATAGCCGCCGGTTCAGCTCGATGAGCATATCGCCGTACGTGCGCCGCTTGAGCTCGTTCTTCTCCAGCAGGTCACCATACAGAATCCGCAAGGCAAAGCCAGAGAGCGCCCCCACACTCACCTCCGTTGGGTCGAGCCGCGGCACGCGCCCCATAGCCAAACATCGATTGAGCAGCGTGTTCAGGTAGGCCAGACTAGAGCTAAGGTCGCTGGACATTTCCAAATTCTGTAGTGTCCCGCGCTCATCCGGCAAGATAAGCATCTCGTCCGGCCCAATCTCCACATCCTGTGCTGTGAAACCATGTCCCCACGTCTTGGGATGAGCGTGATAACGTAAGATGCGCTGGATGTTGGACGCGGTAAAGTTGATCGCATCCTGCAGCCCCAAATCCTCGATGTCGCTCAAACCATAGAAAACATGCGGGCACGGGATATTCTGGCAATCGATAATCGGCGGCCAGGGATAGGGCCACTCAATAGTCGGCCGCGCCTTGTCTAGCGCATACACCCCATTCCCTTTGGCCACATAATTAATCACTGTCCATCGGCCGTTCTCGCGCACAATGTCTTCCCGCCGGTGCACGGGGCGCTGTTGTTCGTCCATACCGGTCCAGGAAATGCGATAAAGCCAAACATCATCCACATCCTCCGGCGACCACATCACCGTCACATAGGCCGGGTCAATGTTTACTAGCCTGGGATAGCGCTGCCCGCTCCAGAGCGCGCCCTCCGGCACGATTTTGATAAAACAATGGCCACACACCGCCCCCGTCACCGCAACCTTGCTCAAGAACGACATCTTGCGGTTGGCCCGCCAGATGTCGGACAGCACCTGCTCCTCGGCTGTGGTCTCGCCCTCCTGTAGCTCAAAGACAGGCTCTTTACCGAAAAGGAATGAGACCCCCTTGTCTACAATATAGCGTACAAGGTTAATAATGACGTTATCATCCGCCTGGCCCGCCTTGACCTTGAGCGGCTTGGGGTGCTCTCCGTTGTAGTACCGCCAGCGGGTCATGTACCCCTGCAGGCGAGCCGATTCCTCCTCGCGAATGCGTTGCTCCCACAGAATGAGGTTGTAATCCATATTTACCTGCCGCTACGCGTATAAGCTAGGCATGGTCTGCAGCTTGGGCCGCCCCCAATCCAACGCCATCACACCATACCGCAGCGCGTCCATCGCATGATCAGTTTGTTTCTCCGGTTTATCTGTCACTATCCCCCGATGGTCCTTGGCCCACACATACATCTCGAACTCTGCAATGAGCTGCGCGCAACGTGGCGCGGCCGTAAGCCGGGGACCACCATCTCCTGCCACAGCCAGGCGCGCCTTGACCGCCTGAATCCCCTGGCGTAGATCGTTGCGCGCCGCACGCGTTGGCACGCCAGCTGACCTTAGCGCCGCAATCAATCCCGCCGCACTAGGGTCAACATACACGGCCTCAACATCATAAACCTGCGCCAACCGCCCGATTTCCTCAACGAACGATTCCTGCAATACGCGCCGCTGGTAGAACTCCTCAATCACATGCACCCGCCCGTCGCCGTCCACACCGATAACCAGCGCCACGGCCGGGTTGGTGTAGCCCTCGTCCACGCCGATAATGAATCGCTGGAACTCGGATTTATCACGTTCACGGATGTGGACATCGCGGCGGAACTCATCGTAAACCAGGCCCTCGAACGCCACGAACTCGGCGTCCAGCTCCTGCGCCGCAAACTGGCCAGTATACACGCGCCGTAAACTGTCTTTAAACTCCGTCGACGTATGCGGGTTGTCCTCCGTCCGCGCACGGTAGACCTTCAACGTCCCATCCCGCACGCGGTCATAGACCCAGTTACGACCTTTAGGCGTGGTCGTGAGCCAGACGGGTCCAGCCGTCCCATCGGCACGCACACGGCCAATCACAATGTCGAATGTCTCCCTGGCACATAGCGCAGACTCATCGATGTGTGCCCAATGGGTGTTCGGCCCACGCAGGTGCTCTGGCTCGTCCGCGCTGCGGAACAAAATCTGTGCCTTGCCCCAGTAAACCATCATGTCCGACTTGCGAAACATCGCCGGCGTGAACCGCAACACATCCTGATACGTCCGCAACGTTGCGTCGGCTAACATCCTATATGTTGGCGCAACTACCAGGCCCACGCTAGGCCTATCGCCCCAAGCCAACAGCCATTGCAACGCTTTGAGAGCACCGCCATAGGTTTTGCCGGCGCCAATACCGCCGATAAAGGCGCAAAACCTGGCAGAATCGCGCACAAAATTCGCCTGCTGCGGATAATCCCGCAGGTCATACTCAACTGTCGGGATAGATGATGCGGAAGGCGATGGCAGCGCCATTCTCACCCGTGACCTCCTGCCGCTCGGTGTACCCGCGCTTTTTGCCTTTAGTGCTCAAGTAATACCTAAGCATCTGCGGGTCGCCAGCGCTAATCAGCTCGATGACCTTCGACTCGGCTATGTCTAGCACGCGCTCGCACTCATCCCGGTAGGCCTGCTGGATGGTGGGGTACCTTTTGATGTACTTGTCCGCCGTGTGCCAGGAACAACCCACCCGCCTGGCGATGGCGGTGATGATACCGCCCGTGCCGGGGATGGCGTCTAGAAAAACCTTCACCGGGATGTTGCTCCGACCCACCTGTCAAACCTCGCGCGCAAGGACTTGACAAACTATGTCGCATATGCTATAATTATTTTGACGCAATGAACGACGGGAGGCGCACATGCTCAATAACCTCATAACCGTGGCAGAAGCGGCAGAACGGCTCAATGTGTGCGAGAGCCGGGTCCGCGCCATGATTGCCGCCAAACGCCTGCCGGCCAATCGCGTGGGGAGGCAATGGCTCATCTATGCACCCGATCTCGCCCTGGTGGCAGAGCGCAAACCTGGCCGGCCCGCCACCCGCATCATCATGCCACCGCCCATGCCCTGCGCCGTGAACCTGACAGCGCCAGATCTGATTCCGCTGATTGACTGGTACGGTTTCGAGTCTGGCGGTTATCTGTGCGGCCCAGAGAGGACAATAGACCATATCCTGGTGGTCGCGTCCGCCCTGGAATCTCCGAATAGATACAAAATGGACGCCACCGAACGGGACATGGCCAGAGCGTATGCGCGGGAACGCGGGTGGCACGTTCATGGCTCGATTCACACCCACCCCTGTGGACCAGTTGGCCCAACCAAAACAGACATCGCCATCGCACAACGTGGCAACGCCCTGCACGCCGTCTGGCATATACGCTCCGGGACGCTCACATTCTACACCGCAGCAGGGATTATCTACGTGGTACAGGTTGAGTATCCACGAGACCTCGCTGCCGCATCTCTGCTATTCTACTAGCGCGCAGGACGGAAGCGCGGTCTGCCGACGATCACCAAACCGCCCCGTCGCGTTATCGTTGGCCGCGTAGTCCGCACAAGCCCAGCAGGACGGCTAACCGTCCCGCTACCACCAGCAAACACCTCGTCTCTCATCGCAACGTACCTCCAAACTTGATTGACCGACGGCTGTCCATAAACGTCGGCAACACAACCATGGGAATGCCGATATTTAGAGAACGCACAAACTCGCGCCCCGGAGCGCCCGCGTACACCAAAAGCTTTTGCGGCTTGAGCCGATCCAGCGCCGTCATAAGGCCATCTCGTGCCCGCGCCACGTTGCCCACGTCCTTGGGATTGAACGTCTGGAATTGCACGGCCACGCACGGCGCATGTGATGGAATCCCAGCGAAACAGAAATCATAATCATCTGGTCCGGCCCAGTTGATATCTGGGATAACCGGCACCCCCGCCTCCTGCATATACCTGGCCAACCAGCGCGAACGGTACACGTTGAAAATATGAATGGCCTGCGGCTCGCCGAACCATAACGAGAAGTTAGGAGCAACACATCCCATAATCCCAGCGTTAATCAGCTTGCTCACAAACTTGTCGGGATACAGCCACATGGACTCGAACCTGCGGTCATCCACATAAAAGGACAAAATCACGCGGCGAAAATCCAGCACCCGACAGGTGGCCGCTGAATATACAAGGAAATAGGTTTTCTGCGCGTCGAAAGACCCTAGGTCATCACCGGGCCAAAGCTCAAGGCTATCTGGCAACTCCAGCAGCCGGTCATCGCGCAAGGCCGGGATGTTGTACAACTCCTGAGAAGAGAAGGACATGGACGGTTTAAGCATCATCGCCCCTGCCAGCTCCTCTCCGAAATCGGCCAGGTCTTTCCCCCCCTTGTCCTCTTTCTCGTTCTCCTCCAACAGCTTTGCTATCTCGCTGGCATCGAATATCCCACCAAGGTCAACCCCAGCCTCTATATCCGCCGCAATCTGTTCAACATCCCAGTCCAGGCCTATCTCAGACGTGCGATTGTCGTAGTAAGCCAATTTGCGCGCCTTTTCCTCGTCCAGGTCAAGGTCAACACGCTGCACTACCACGAGCTCAGAGCCGTTCGTCTCCACGACGCGAATAGGCAACTCTAGCTCCTCGGCTACCTCCAAGGTCTTGTTGCCCGCAATGACGCGGCCCTGTTTATCCACAACGATGGAACGCCCAGCCCCGCATTCCCGCAGGGACCTCTCCAGCATAGACCGTCCACGCTCAGTCCCCCGGTTGGCGTTGCGTGCATCTGGCATTAAATCGTCGCGTTTAGAAACTTTCTTCGCCACTCTCCAATATCCCCCGCCATGGCTGCTCATCGTACGTGTAGCCGTACTTTTGCCGTAAAATCCGCAGGTGTTTGGCCCGCGCCTCTTTCGTATGGCTCATATCGTCATGGCAATATGCACAGAGCGTGATGAGATTCCAGATAGCATCCCGCTGGCCCCGATTGTGTCTGCCGAAATGTGAACGCGGCACGACGTGGTGCGCCTGCACCGCATACCGGCCGCACTCCTGGCAAGTGTAGCAGTCACGCTCTAAGGCTGCGCGCCTAGCATCACTCATCATCTGCCTCACCACAGAAAAGCTTTTCCACGATAGCACGCTCGGCGGCGTTTAAATTCGACACCGCTACCTCAACAACGCCAGCATCACGACGTCGGCGGCGCCCCTTCTCTTCATGGCACATAAACTTCGCCCAGTCTGGCCAGCGCGCGTATGGAACATCCAAACCATATGCCTTCGCGCATGGCTCGCACACCCAAAAGTCATCACGGATAGAGCGTCCGCATATCATACACCTAGAGCGCATGTATCAGTCTCCTACTAGATACAAACCAAAATCGCGGCAAAACGTCGTATTCAGTCGCCTAAATGCGCGCCGCAGCAATCCACACACTGTCCAGCGCCTTATCCCCATCATCTCGCCTATCTCTCTTTGCGTGTACCCTTGCAACCAGAGAGCCAGAGCCTGGCGCTGCCTAGCTGTCAATCCCCGGCACGCGCGCTCCAGGTCTATGCGCAATTCACACCGCGCCGCTAGGTCATCATCCGATACCATCGCTGCCACCTAGCAAAAAAAGAAGGCCAACCGACATGGCCGGTTGGCCTTAGTTTACTATATTAGTCAGGATAATCAGAATTCAATATCTTCAACACCCTCCTTCCCGCCAAGGAACTTAATGGTGGTCGCCGTAATCTCCAGGCTGGCACGCCATTCTCCGCTTTTAGCCTGGTATAGCCTCGGCTCGGACAATTCGCCAACCACCAGCACCAACATGCCTTTCCGAACCATCTGCGCACACACTTCAGCCAGGTGCTTCCACGCCACCACACGAAACCAAACCGTCTTTTCGCGCTGCTCGCCATCAGCACCACGCCAGCGCCTATTGGTAGCCACCGTAAAGTTCGTCACCGGCGTTCCCTCCGGCGTGTAGGACATCGCCGGCTCAACACCAACGTTACCCACGAGCACAACCTGCTGGTACACTATCACCTCCTCATTTTTTATCGCTCTTCCTCTGCCGGGGTACACAGCATTTGCGGCTCGCTTAGCGAGGCTGGTCTCCACTTGCCTTTTGGCTCGCACCCCATGGCTGGCATTCTAGACCACACTGGCTCGCTCTCCCGCCATGGTTTCCTCTTGGGTCTCGGCTCGCTCCACGCCCCTGGTCTCCTCCTCCGCAGCGGCTCGCTCATCTCCAGCTTAATTTATTTTGCACCACCGCCTGCGGCGCGATATACGTCGTGTGGCCGAGAATGTCCTGCGCATACGGCATCGTCACCGGCAGACCCTCCGCCTGCCGCCACACCACCCACAAATGCTGCAGGAAGATTTTTATCATCTTCCGCCACGCCATATTGTGAATATGCGCGTCGCTGTAGCGCGTCTTACCGTCCACCTTCTCTGGCACGGGGTGCAATTCTCGCTGCCGCCGTTTCTCATCATAATAGATATCCACATATACCGGCGTCTGCGCCCGGAGGAAGCTCACAGCGATATTATAGCACGTTGCCTTGAGTCTGCGGTTATAATGCGACTTCTCCCCACGCGTATTCCGCTCCGCCTGGCCGTCCACAACACCGAAACCGGCATACCGCCACAATGCGCTGACGGTGTCTGCTTTGCTGATGTCGTCTATCAGCGCCAAAAGCTGCGCTGCCAGCCCTCCGGCGCCGAGGCCTTTGATACCGGTTACCCATTCCCAGACCTCGCCGAGCTCCTCGCCGGCCTCAATCATCCGCTGGCGCGCCATAGCCAGCACATCATCTAACTGTAAACAATCTACCATCGTGCGCTCAAAAGCCGCGTCCAGGCAAGATTTGCCACGCTCGGCCGCCACGATACGCAACGTGTGCCGTTGCCGCATGAGCATCAGCTCCTCCCACCAGAGGTAGCTCTGCCACAGCCTCGGGTGCTTCCTCGGTTTCGGTTCAGGCCGCCTATCCTGATACAACTCCAAATCCGTGTCCATGTTTTACCTCCTGTTTTAATCCTGTAAAATAGCGAGAAGATTTGCGGCTATCCTGCGCCGCGCTTCGGCAGCCCAACGGTCAATATCGCTCATAGCACGCTCAACGCCCCTGGTTTGCTCGCTACTGGTGGCTCGCCCATTTCTACCGGTTTCCATTCCAAAACTGGCTCGCTCTGCGTCCTTGGGTTGCACACGAGCTTCGGCTCGCTCCTTTCTACCGGTTTCCTGCACCAAACCGGCTCGCTCCCCATTCATGGTTTGCGTCTGCGGAATGGCTCGCTCAACAGCCACGGAATTCACTCTCATATTGGCTCGCACACCGCGCATGTCCACTATTGCCATTTCCACCGGGACGCGCCACGTTTGACCACAAACAGTGCACTGCAACAGTCCACGTCCCGCTGGTTCAGCGTTCCAGGGATGTAGGACGTCCCGCACTTCCGTCGCCAACACCCAGCCACATCTTTCGCACGCAATATGCCGCTCGGTATGCGGCGACGGCAATCCGCAGACGTACGGCAAACGGAGCTTCCGCCTACCCTCACCCGTACATCGCGCATCCCACTCGGCTAAGCAATCGTCCAGCGCCGGGCACTCCCCACAGCAGAAACCATCATAACCTGCTCGATTCAACGCCACAATACACCGTAGTTCCTCGATTTTATTCATGCTTCGCTCCCCGACAGCGGGTTACGTCTAAAACTTGGCTCGCTTCCTCCTTTTGGTTTCCGCGTGAAGAATGGCTCATCACGACTCTGTCTGCTGGGTAGACACCTCGCCCACTATCTCAGCCGCGCGCTCCTCGCCTATTGCATCGCCTCCTATGCCAGACAGACCCTCCGAGATAAACCGCGTCAACATTTTACCTGCATCGGTAACCGCGCTCTGCCACGAAACACCTTTGCTGTGGCACCTCCGTATATATGCTAACGCCGTCAGATAACCCCACGCAAAAAGCCGTGCGCGTTCATCATCCCGTGAACTCATCTATATCCTCCTTCACCACATCAGCTAAAAGGAACCTACCTGCCACATGTATGAGCTCCACCTCACCGGTAGAACCCTGCGTGTTCTTCTCCACCGACGCCAAAACACGCTCTGCTTTTAGCACTGCTCCTTTCTCCCGCGGCTCTAAACGGTGCAGCACCACAATCTGGTTGGCCTTCTCCTCGATTTCGCCAGAATTGCGGATGTCCTCCATCCGCGGCCTTTTGTCTTCCCGCGCCTTAAAATCCCGCGAAACCTGGGATCCTAGTACCAGTGGAATAGAACAGATTTCAGCCACGTTTTTCAGCGTCTCCGCAATCTGGCCATACAACATCGCAGCATTCATCCCAGAGCGTTCCGGCAACGCTATCTTCTGTAGATAGTCCACCAGCGCCACATCACACCGGCCCTGTGCCACAACACGCTGGATATCTGCGGCGATACGCTCCGCCGTCCAACCCGGGCAGTGGATATAGGTTACATTGCCGAACCACGGACGGATAAGGTCCATCGCGCCATGGACAGGACGGCTCAGGTTGCCCCGGCGCAATTCCGTGATGGATACGCCACTATGCCTGGCCACGGCGCGGTCAAACATCATCTCGTGGCTCAGTTCTAGATGGTAGAACGCCACACGGTGGCCACGCCGCGCGTTCTCCTCACACACCCGTTCGAGATACATCGTCTTGCCAACCGATGGACGACCCACCACAACGTGGAGACATCCAGCCGGCAGGTCGCCGAGGATATTATCCAGGCTACGCAATCCTATCACAATAGCAGCATCCGGGTTCTTGGCCAGGCGCTCGGCACGCTCCTGCTGGCGCACGAGATACTGCGTTAGCTCCTCATCACCACCGTAACGATGAGAGCCAACGCGTGAAACATCCACCGCGCCGAAAAAGAGCCGCGACGCATGGTTATATAGCTCATCTAGCGGGCCTTCGTGTTCCTGCGCCAGCGTAGCGATATCCTGCGCCACCGCAATAAGCCGACGTTGTCTAGCTGCGCGCTGGATGAGCTCAGCGTAATGCGCCGCGTATACCGTGCTACCGTTCCAGTTCAGTAGCTCCGCGAGCGCGGCATCGCCACCAATGGCCTGCAACCTGTTTCCAGTGCCATCCTGTTGCACCTCCAGCACACCGCGGATTGTCGTCAGCTCGACCGGTTCGAGCCGCCTGGCCAGCGTGAGCGCGGCGTCGTAGATGTACGCCAGTCGCCTGTCCAGGAAGTCTTCAGGTGTCAGTCCCCGTTCCCTAGCCGTAATGACGGCGTCCGGGTCAATGAGGATGCTAGCTATCAGGCCACGCTCTGCTTCGGCGTTGTGCGGTAGAAGCTTTTTCTGTTCTGTGGATATTTTGGCCATCGTAGCGCTACCCGTTGAGTTACATCGTTAGGTTTTGGCTGGTTCTTTAGCGAACTTCGACCAATCAAAATCCGGCCCGACCTTGTGGATGGTTTTGCCATCGAAATACTCGCCAGTTAGTGTGGAGTACCACGGGATTTCACGTCTAGGCGTTTTTACGGCTGGCTGAGGAGCCGGTGGCGGGTCTTGGCTCTGCGCCACCCGGTGGCCGTTTCTGGGGATGCCTTGCGGATACCACTCCAGCAGCCATGTCCATGCATTCGGGTTATATCCCCGCGCCAACCAGGACCGCCGGCACCGGTCCAGTCTCTGCTGGTCCGGTTTATCACCTAGCGTGCTGATAACCTGGTCATATAGCTCTTTAGGTGGATAACGGCCTGTGGCTTGTCTGGCTGCTTGAATGGCTGGATGAGATGTTCGTGGGTCCGAACGTTTCGTTTTCGTGCGTGGGGGTGTGGCGGCGCTAGCCGCCTCGATTGCGTTAGCAATCGAGTTTCCTCTCTCTGTAGTAATCTCTGTAGTAGTCTCTGTAGTAGTCTCTGTATTAATATGCGGGTTTGCACAGGTTGTACCAACAGTGCGGCCCGTTTCGTACAGACTCTGCGGTACATCCTGTAACGACTCGGTGTCCACATCGTGCACACCAGATTCACTGTCATCATCATCAAAAGCAGCATCATCGCGGTTTGCGGCGTATTCACGCAACAACTCGCCCAGTCGCCGTAGATTCACGTGATAGTACACGCGACACGGCAGGCCTTCGCGTTTCTCCGACAGCACCCCAAGCCGTTTCCAGGCGTCCCGCGCCTTATAGATTTCACGCCGCGAGAGCACGGTTTCATCGCGCCACTCCTGCAACGTCTTGTAAATCCAGCCGTCGCTATTGCGTCCCTTGCCGGTCCAGTAGAGCAATTGGGATAGAAACACGCCCTCCGCTACACCGCCGCCGATTCTGGCCAGACACGGGTGGAACGCGATGGGGCGTTCACTCAGAATCGCCAGCTCTTCAAGTCGCATGATGCAATACCTCCTTGGTTATTTTGACTTATCCGTAGCAAACAAACCGGCCACAAACGGTAAAACTTTTTGCTTATGATGACTACGAAAGTCCATCGGCCGCAATGTATCCGGGTCTACCTCGAATTTCAATATTTTGAGCAACATCTCCACATCAATTAGCCGACGGTCCCAGCGTATCCACTCTGAATCCTCAGGCCCCAAGCCAGAGAATTGCAGGACATGCACGCCATAGTGCCTTAGCCACACCTTCCGCCTGGCTATCTCAGAGTAGACCCGCAAAGGCGCGGTCCCGCTTTGCCACTGGCATGGTTTGGTCGGCGTCTGTCGCCGGTTCCTGATGATTTGATTTTTCATGTGTAGGCTGTCACGCTGCGATGGGCTTAATTCCGCACCGTTGGTTTTAATCTCTATGTGCATCATCAGTTGAAAATCGCGGCCACGCCCCGTGCAATATAGCTGCCATTCTAAGTCCTGGTCTGTGGTAACGTAGCCCAGCGAACTATCCAACTCAGGTTGTTCGCGCACCCAGCGGCTAAATGCGGACTCCTGCGTAATAACCGCGCCGCAATGAGGACAGTGTATCAGTTGACCGAACGCACGCGTCATATGGCCACCTCCATCAACCGCGCCAATGACGTCTTAACCGCATCGGAATCCAAATCAATCCCCAGATAGCGCCGGCTCAGCGACTTGGCCGCAACCAGCGTTGTTCCACTACCGCACATCGGGTCAAGAACAAGACCCCCGGGTGGACAGAGCGCAGCGATGAAATGCTCCGCCTCCGACACAGCCTGCTGCCAGGGGTGGTTTTCCTTCTCCTTCCCGCCGCTATAGGTATCAGAGAACCAGTCCCACCACGGCTCGATGGGGTCTTTGCCGCAGATGATAATCGGCTTCCAACCGTTGTAGATGTGCAGGTCGCGAAAACGCAACTCTCCCCCACTATGCCTGATACAGGCCAGCCAGAGGTAGGAGAGCCTTTCGCTCAGCGCTGCGATAGCCTGCGGTAAATGCCGCTCGCCGGAATAGGCCAGACAAAGTCCGCCAGGCTTGAGCACCCGCGCGGCCACCTCGGACAGGCGCGCGTAAAGAACGATACTATCCGCATCATACGGCGGGTCGGTGAAGATTAAATCCACACTGTCCGGCGGGATTCTGCTGCAAAGCTGATAAAAATCGCCTACCCAGAGCACATCGCCGTCCACCTTATTTTGCTGTGCCAGTAACTCCCGCTCGGCGCGACGCTTGGCCTCTTGCTTCTGCTTGGCCAGAATTTTGGCGATGGTTTGCCGTTTGACACCAAAATCAGCGGCAATCTGCTCTTGTGTCTTGCCGTCCGCGTATCGCTTGACGACCTCCTCCCGTTGCGCCGGCATCAGCTTGTAGCGCTGGTCAAGGATGCAACTATTGGTAATTTTACCAATAGTTGCAGAATCATCGCTTACCGTTTCCCGGCTCACCCCCAGCGCCTCGGCAATCTCCGCTTGCGTCCAGCCTCTTAGGCGTAGCTTCTGAACAACCTCTTGTCGTTGCTCTCTGGATAGGTGGCGGCGGGCCAGATTGAGTAGAACATGAGCTCGTTCAACATCATGAGGTGTCGCAAAACGCCGGCGCTCGAACAGCGGTTCAATCCCCAGTTCCTGGCAGGCGCGCAGGCGATGCCGGCCGTCTACAACCTCCCCGGTGTCCTCATCGATGAGAATCGGTACTTTCTGGCCATCCCTGGCTATGCTGCTTTTGAGCGTCTGGTAGTCAATCTCCGCGAGGGGCGGCAAAATATCATCCTCTGTCAATGCATATCCTCCTTAAAATGCAAACGCCCGTTACAATGGCGAGGGGGCTTTGTCTGGGGGACATGAGCTTAGCCATTGTAACGGGCAGATTTGCCATAAATATTCCTCCTCAACATTGCTCATGTCCCCCCTGCCTCAGCATAATATCACATTCTTTCCCGCATGTCAAGCTCAAGCCACTTCCCGGCGCCGAACAGGAGCGCGAGGAACATGCCGAAGGTGATAACGCCAGGCAGTTTCAGCACCGCGCTGGCCACGACAGCCAGGGTCATAATCACCAGAATCACCAGGCATCCACCACCGTGTGGTAGGATACCATCCTCATCCCGATAGTCGTCATCATCACCGGACCATTTCATGTTGTACCTCCTACGGGTGCACCATCCGCCACGGGTTGTTACAGCCATCGCGTTCGATGACGGTCTTAATACCGGCCTGGTCGGTAAGGAACGACGTCACCTCGATGAACTCACCGTTGCGCTCTACAAAGACCGACAGCGACCAGAGACTCTTAATAGTATCACCCTGCCGTTCCAGAATCTGGTTAATCGCGTACCACTTGACCTTGCCAGTCAACGGGTCTTTGCAACGCCAGAAAGCGTCTGCGCCGCCGGCGATGGTGGCTGCACGTGCGCGCATGGCATCCCAGCCGTGCTTATCCTCAGCGTGTGTACCCCACACGAGCGTCCCAACGCCGGGCAGCTCCGTCTTCTCCCCCGCCGGCGGCATAAGGCGTTCGGCCAGCAGTAGCGGCGCGTAGCGCAGGTAGTCGGGTAGCTCAACATCCGCTAGGTTCACGTGCACTGCCGGCGTTGCCTTTGGTATGGCCAGCGCGCCGCACACCACCAAGAGCAGGCAGGCGATGAGCGCGACAGCTAACAGCGCCGCGACAACAGCGAATCCACGCTCAGCGTCCATCGCCACCCCCCAGCCGTTTTTGTTCCCGTGCCATGACAAAGGCGATAATGCCTAAGGCAGCGCTCAACAAATCGCGGATGATATATGCGCCGTACTTCGCATCAGCCGCCGCACATAACAAGTCCCCGGCACTGCGGATATCTTCGAAGGACAACGCATCGATATCTACCTGCTCCACCGTTTCCTCAAACACCGCACTCACTAATTCGTACGCGTCATCTAGTACCACGAGGTTAGCATCGGCGTTCCCGTGGTCGGCCAGTCCAGCGAGATAGTGGCCGATGAGCTTCACTTTCTCGTAGTCCATGTTTCACCTCACCATCCATGCAATAACGTGCCCGAGTAGATAAAGCAGCATTGCCAGCGGAATCAGGAAGGCAATTAAATCTTCACGCTTCATCATCTGCTCCTTTTCGTAAAGTCCGGGGCGGTTGCCCAAGCCGCCCCTCACCACAATCTGTGCCGAGCCTCTCCTCTGGCTTGTTCCATGTCGCAGCAACTATAGCAGGGGGGCCACCTCTATAGTCGCTAGGACGCGTCTTGTATTAGCGCTGCGTCCCCCTGCGCTGTATGTCAACGTCCAGCGCAACGCGCCGTTCACGTTGATCTTCTATCCTTTGTCCTCCTTCTTGAGGAGTGGCGCACGATATGGTGATAAGGAAGCGAGTCCCCAGTAGGCGGCATCATAGTAACGCTTATCGTTCATGATCTCCTCAGCTGGGCGATCCCAGTCTAGGTCTCTGGTTGCCTCGTCCAACGCGGCATAGGCCTCTCGTAGTGTAGGCCAAAACTCATACGATATGCGCCGTCCAGAGCGGATATGTGTCAAGATATAGTGGCCAACTGTCTCTCCAATTTCCCGCGTCACCGCCAGCCCCCGCTGCTTGCGGTAGGCCTTTACTTCAACAGGCCCTTTCTTGGTAAGAATCGTGATAGTCTCGAACTTTGCCATCTCTGTTTTTCCTCCTCTCCTTCATATTAGCCTAAGCTGCGCGGGATCCCCCGCGTCCTGCAGCCTTTGCTTTACATAATCTAGCACCGCCTGCTGCGCCTCGGCGAGGGTCCCTGTCCAGTCAGCAAGGTGCTGTACATGTAGGACGCGCTCCTTGATGCCCTCATGCGTCAGATTCACCGCATACTGGCGCGCCACCTCCCGTACCCAGGCGAACCAGTATCGCCGCACACGCTCATCCTGGAAGATATTCACCGCTTACCTCCAATCTCGGCCAACGCTACGCGTTGTCCTTGCTGTTTCCCCTTGCGGCGACGCTCCATTTTCCAGGACATCGCGCAGACACTCTTCAAGCGTTAGATACACCCGCGAGGACTGCCTCTCCTTGATGTTCGGGTCAAACACGTAATATCCCCAAAGTCCCCGGTGTACCTCAAGGTCATATCCAGCCTCTCGTAGCTTCTTGGTAGCCCGTTTCAGCAGAGCCATCGTTTACTTTACCTCCAATCTAGGGGCGGGGGCTGCCAGGTCGCTCGGCTGTGTGATGTCGACGCCGATTTGTGGCCGCTGCCGAACCCTCGGCCAACGGGCACCCCACACAAACGTCTTAGTGACGCGCCGCCCTCGCTGAGCCCCCATGTTGTTACTCCCAGACCTCTACCAGATTGCCGCGCATCATGTTCCAAGCCGTCCAGGTAGGCTTGTAACAACAGAATAGTGGAATCCCCAACGCCAGCGCTGCCCCCATGACCAGGAGCGCATCCTGGGAGACCCCATCCCAAAACACATGCGCCACATCAGAATATCGCAGCGCGCTCAGATTGTCCTCAAAAACCTGTCTAATGTCGCGGTTGCCATCTGGACGTGCGTCCATCTGCGGCATATATACCTCAACACCGCTGGTCTTGAGCCACGTTACATGCTCCTTCGCCACGTCCACCAGGGACGGTGAGTAGATGATAAGGACCCGCTTGAGCGGTGGGCACTCGCTAGCTATGTCGTCGGCATTCGCGCGTGCCCAGTCGTGGGAATAATAGTGGCGGTCAGTACCGCAAACGCTGCACCACTCTTCACCATCTGCTGTGGCATCTAGCAGCGCGCCGCACTCATGGCAATGGCCACAATTTCTCATCACGCCTCCTGTTTTTCCCTCGCCTTGCGCCGCTGGCTCTAGCCGTGGCCGAATCCCCTCCAAAGCCGCCTTGATACATGCGTCCAACACTATGTACCCTGGCATCACTTGATTCATCCCCGCTGGGGTGGTGGTGTACGCAAGGTAGAAGAATTTCCCAATGGCAAGTACCTCCAGGTCTTGGATGCCATGCTCTCTGAGCTTTTTTGTCGCCCGCGCCAACCGCCTCATAGCAGCACCTCCAGCGACGGGATGTCCACCTCGTCCACCAGCCGCCCCGCCAGGCCACCCTCGCCGCAATTAGGACAACTGGCGTCTATCGCCTCGCCAATGGCGATATCATCCTTCTTGGCGCTCAGCGCGTGCAGCACACCATCCTGTAACCGCAGCGGCCATGAGCAGACGGGACAATATTGCCATGAGCCGCTTCTCCTGGCGTAGTAGATGGCCTGGCGCAATTCCACAAGTTTGGCGATGCGGTCAAAAACCTGTATCGCCTTGCGGATGGCGGTTGCGTTGCTAGTCCGCGGGGGGAGAATCTTCCAATATTGTGCTTGGAAGTCGTCCACGAGGGATGTCTGGCCATAATATATGACGTATCCATCCCACTCGTGGCCAGGGAGAAAGCTATACCGATACAGTTCTACGAATGTGCCATACGTATCGCGTTCGAGGTATAATTCTTCGCACTTTACTTTCATACCCCCCCCTCTCCTTTGTCATGGCTGGGGCGGCGAGTTTCCCCAACCGCCCCAGCAGCGCCCCCTGCGCGAGCAGGCCAAGCTATGCGTAGATGCGCCGTTTCCCCGCCTGCTTGGGCGGGTCCCACGGGAGAGCGTTGTCGCGCTCCTCTTGCGTCAGCATCCGCGGCTGGGGCAGCTCGGCCTCCATCTGCGCCATGACCTCCTCCAGCTCGAACGTGCTCTGCCCCAAGGCCCGCAACGCCGCCCACGCCGTCTCCATGCTGACCCGCTTCGCCCCGTAGCATGTCGGACATTCTGCCGGCCACCACGGCGCGCCGGGGATGGTATTGTCCAGACACTCCATAACCGTGCCCGTGCCATCGCACGTCGGACAGGCTACTGTTCCATCGGTTGGGTCAAAGTTCAGCTCATACATCAGTACGGTAACTCCTCCACCTGTTTCACATCCACAGCGCGGAAGTCCACGCCCTTGCTCATCTCGGCCATGAACTCATCCATGCGATGAATCGCCTCGGCCACCGTCCCCTGGAACGCCGCTATCGGCGCAACCTCCAGCGCCGCCTCCATCGCGCCGACAGTCAGGCCGTGCGCTATGCCATACAGGACGATATCCTGAATCTCCATCGCCCGCTGCGGCGTTAGCGTACAATCGCGCATGTGCTCAACGCCGTAGGCCTGGTATGCGATTTTAGTGATATCATCCCGGCTAAGGCCGGCCTCTCCCCATCTGGCATAGAACCGTTTGCGCAGCGCCTCCGGCCAGGTCTGGATGCCGGTCTTGGTCTCATCATGTTTTGGCAGCTCGGGCTCTGTAGGTTTAGGCAATTGCACTACCTCGCCCGTCTCAACGTTCACCGCAGCAGGTTTGGCCTCCGGGATGGTTTCAACCTCCGTCTCATCCAGCCAACCCAGGCCCACGATGCTGAGCGTCACGCGCCGTTTCGCCTTGGTGATAGCCTTCATGATGGCGTTGGCTTTGTCCACGCCTTTTAGCCCGGCCAGGGACACAGCCCCTAATTCTGAATCCGTGCGTCCCTCGGCATCTTTGGCCACGACAGTAACCAGGATGAGGTCGTCCGCGTACTGAATCTGCGGCGGCTCGATGGAGACTTTGTGTAGTTTGCGCAGCTGGTCCGTTGCATCCTTGCGCGCATAGAGCACCAGTCGGCCATTGAGCGTGATATAATCGAAAGGCCGCGTGAGCGGGTTCAGGCCCAGGCTCTCGCAAACCGCGCGATAATATGCCACGCGTTCGTTCGGCGTGAGTTTGGACAGGTCTCCAGCCACCACCACGCGCTCTACGATATTCATATCCGTCATTTTGTCTGCTCCTTCTGCGCCCATGCCAGTGCCTCCTCTAGACGCGTGAGACGCTGGCGCTCATCCTGCAGCGCCGCCGAGACATCTTGGAAGGCCAGGGTCAGCGTTTGCAGGTCTTTCTGCAGCCGCTTAACGGCCTGCCGCAATGCCGCCATGTCGTCCCAAATCTCCTCGTTCATCTTCCCTCCTGAACTTTAGTGCTTCGAGCAGTAAAACCAAACACATGTTCGACGCCGTCCGCTTCTCCCGCCGCTGCAGTTCGCGAAAGTACTCGTACCATTCGCGCTGCTCGTCCGGGAAGTGCACCCACAACCGCATCCGCATCCGCAATGTTTTCACCCCCTTTCAATTCGGCCTGCCTCATCAGTCCCCAGGCGGCCACCCCTGGGGAGACCGGGGCTTGCGCCCCGGTTTCGGCCTAACGCTTGGCCTTGTAAACCTCCTCCGCCTGGCGGATGAGAGCCCGGCGGTAGTTTGTGGCCTTCGCAGTGCAAACATTGCACCGGAAGGCCAGGTCGCGCTCGGCCAACCACACAATAGCATCGTACACTTGCGCCCACCGGGGGAGAACCATTTTCCGCGTCATCGTACACCTCCTGTTGTGTTTCTATTCTCTGGTCTTATCATAGCACACAATCGAGTCGGCCTCTTTGATGATTTGCCATGCCAGCTCTCACAAAGACGGCTCATAGAGCAGCTCACCGGCAAAACGAGTAAAGTAGAGCTCCTCCTCCGAGCTGCCTTTTCGCAATGTCGGCAGCAGGCGCCGCAACCGAGCGAACGACTCCGCGGTCATCAGATGCCAACGGTAGTCGTAGCTCCAGATCGTCACCTCGCCGGGCCAATATCGGCTGTCTACGAGGTTGGCGACGCCAAACTCGGCCCAGACGAGTTTGACGTCCGGGCAGATGTCGGGCAAGGAATGATCGTGGATTCTGATAGAAACGATTACTTTTCGACGATGCATCTCTAACCTCCTCTCCTTTCAATTTGGCCTGCCTCATCAGTCCCCAGGCGGCCACCCCTGGGGAAACCGGGGCTTGCGCCCCGGTTTCGGCCTAACGCTTGGCCTTGTAAACCTCCTCCGCCTGGCGGATAAGAGCCCGGCGGTAGTTTGTCGCCTTCGCAGTGCAAACATTGCACCGGAAGGCCAGGTCGCGCTCGGCCAACCACACAACCGCCTTATGCGATTGTGTCCATCTGGGGAGAACCATTCGCGTCATCGTGCACCTCCTGCTTGGTTTTTTATTTTCTGGCCTCATTATAGCACACAATCGAGCATTTGTCAATACCCAAAGCGCGATTTTTTATGACAAAATCATGACAAATTTATGACATGAGGTGGGGTCTTAGGCGCGCATCGCAATTTTGAGCTCGTTGTCGAGCACGAGTCGCTTTATGAGCTCGTGTACCCAGTTCGACCCACGGCCTAGCAGCAAACCCGTTAAGATGTTGCCGACCAGTGGATGCCGCAGCGTCGCGCCGAGTAGACTGAACACGTCCAGGTTTAGCTCCCAGGCGATGCCGACACCCACCAGGCCGGACCAAATCCGCATCACCTGGACACGGACAGTCTCATTGAGCCGGCCTTTCAGTCCGTCCAGCCACGGCAGGAAAAAGAATTCGTTGATACCCTCGCCGACAGCCGCGGCGAAAACGATGAGCAACACGCGTTGCACTAACTCCATCTCACACCTCCTAGTGCGCCGATAATCTCGCGATTCAGCAGAAACGGTATCCCGTCCCTGATAATCACCGCGCCCTGCAACATGGCAGGCCTCGTGTTGTGCAGCTTCTGCGCCCAGGCCAGCCGCGCCGGGTCGCATACTACCCCAGAATCGATGGCCCAGAACGTACCCGACGGGTCTTTGGTGATACCCCACAGGTGACCATGGCCAGCGATGACGTTCCGCCGGTACTTCACCGCCAATGCGCTGGCCACCCGCGTCGGTATGATGGACACATTGCGCGGATGTTCTACCTGAAACGTCTGCCCGCCACTGTGCAATAGGAACCAGTGATAGTCCGTAACGTGCACACCTTCTGCCCAGAGGCTCATCAATTCCACCACCGTATCCCCAGCGTTGAGCACACGCATGAGCCGCATCTCGTGGTTGCCAGCACAATAATATATATCAAACGTCTGCCGCAAAGTGCTCAGCACACGGCGTGCCAGTTCTACCTGTTCAGTGACTGTCGCCGGCTTGTCGCTGAACTTGTCCAGGCCAGAGAGCGCCTCAAAATCGAGCAGGTCGCCGGCGATACCTAATTGCCGTATCCCCCACCTCAACGCTAGCTCGACGCACATATCCAGGAACTCAGCATCGTGACACGGGATGTGCGGGTCCGCGATGACCAGCATGTCGCCTTCGGCTTCCAGCGGATGGACATACCGCGGCATACTGGCCGCCGGGACGGGTATAACTTTGCGGTAGCGTTCCCTGGCACGTTGGACGGACGCATGAGTGCGCTTCAATATCCCGGCGATTTCTTCAGTCGTTTTGCCTTCCGCTACCAGCGCCTGTAGCTGCCGTATCTCCTCTACTGTCCAGGCGCGCATCACCACCAGCCTTTGGCGCGACCTATGGCCATAACAACGCCGGCGATAATAGCCACTATCCCCCCAGCGCCGCCTCCACCGAGCGCGGCATACCTGGCCATGTCCACCCTCAGCTCGGCCACGGCACGCTGTAGGTCTTTCACGCACGTATGATTCTCCTCCGCTCTGGCGATGGCCACCTGATACGGACACGTTTCGGCGCGCGCCTTGACGTTGCTCTCCACCAGCTTGGTCAGGTTGGCCAGCTCAACGCCTATCTCGGTGAGTTTGACCTCGACATCGTGCCGCCAGCCGTCCCAGGCCGGCGATGCCTCCCGGTTGCTGGCCACGATAAGTTGTCGCAATTCCGCAATCTGCCGCGCGAGTTCTACGTTGGTGACACCTGGCATCTACCTCTCTCCGTGATGTTTTTCCGCGCCTTCTCCGCCGTAGACCACCACCTGTCCAGCTTCATGACGCCAAGTGCGTATAGCGCCGTGATGGTGGACTCAAAGACATCATCGCGCCTATCCGTCACCGGCAAACCCATGGCGCGGCGCACACAAACCCATGACTCGTACCACCATTGCCACAGCCCAACCGCCTTCCCCTTGTCGCCGACAGCATACGGGTTCAGGCCAGACTCCAGCCGCGCAATCTCGACGGCATAATCAGGATCCACGCCATAGCGCGGCGCTAGCAGACGGATAACAGATTCAATCTGCGCATGATAATCGTTCGTGTTCATCAGTCACCCCGGCATAAACGTCGCCGCATCGATTATCGAGTAACACCCATCCGGCCAGCGGACAACCAGCGTGAATGGCGTCCAGAGCTGGCCACGGTAGGTCTGGCCGCTTAGTTCGACGCTCTGCGTCAACATCGGCCAGCCAAAACCGTACAGGAAACCTAACCGTGTCATCTCATCCGTCCTATCGGCCGGGAACATGGCCATAATCCGAGCTGTCACGGCGTCTAATAACTCCGGCGACGGGTCTCGGAAGCACGGCGTCGGCCCCGGAGTCCAGGTGGGTGTAGGCATAGCGGGTTGTGGTGTCCAAGTCGCCGTCGGCAGCGGCGTCCTGGACGGCGTCGGAGTCCTGTTTTTGGCGACGCAGAACACGATAAAGTCCCCCGTCTGGCCACCGGCGGGGGATACGCGAAACTGGCAACCGCTGTGGTTACCGAAAATGGCAAAGTCGGTCACGTTCGGCGCTTTGACGATTCCCGTGACGGCGTAACCTGCTGGCGGTACGAACGTGAGATGATATAACCCCGTCCGCACGCCAACCTCAACACCCCACGCGCCGTTGGCGGCCACACTCGTTGATGTCGCGATGAGCCGTCCGTCACAATAAAGCTGCGCAGTAAATCCTTTCACCCCCGATAGGTCGTCTTCTAGCACGGCTTTGCCGTGTATGTACACGTTCACCGCGACGTGCGGCGTTGGCTGCGCTGTGATCCCGGCAATACTGTCCACCCGCCAGGAGATGAACAGGACACAGAGCAAAAGCGCAACGAGTAGGACGTACAGTAGCCAGTTTTTCATGCTGCCCCCGAAGATGTAATCTTCGCTATCATTCCTTCTTGGTTTCCTTTGCCAACTGCGCCCGCAGCGCATCAATCTCTTTCCGCAGTAGGATATTCTCGACATAGAGCGCACCGATGATGCGTAGCAGTTCGTCAATAGAGATGTTCATGCTGCACCCCGAATCCGTATGGCTACTAGCTCCTGATAGCGCACGTAAACCGTCGGTGTAGTTGAGTAACAGTAGACCTGCGATTTCACCGTCCAAGTTGCTGTGCCGGTGGCGGCTGCCGAGAAAACAATCGTGACAGATTTTTTGGCGAGACTCGTATAATCCGCGCCGCCGATGATCGCCTGCGAAACATTCCCGCCGACACTCAATCGGAACGAGGCCACGTCCGTCATCTGTGATGCGTTCACCCACCACGTCAACGTGTGCCATGCGATAACGATATCGCCGCTCTGCACCTCAATGCTCAGTTGCGGCGCCGGGATATCAGTATACGCCTGCGTGTTAAACGTATACTGCGTGGAACTGCTCGCTGCATAGCGCTGCACCTTAGTCCCGCCCAGGTCGGCTGCGTGGTAGCCGTCCACCGTGTCGGCATCACCAACGATGTCCGCCCAGAGCTTCTTGAGGCCGCGTGGTGTCAGTATGAGCATCAGCTATCTCCGTAGGCGCAGTAGTATACGGGTTGAGAAGACGCTGGCGCGGCAGCGAGCACTGCCTGCAGGGTTTTGGTCGTGGCGTCCAAGACGATGGGGTGCTCATAGATGAACGTCTCCCCCGCCGCCAGGGTAGCCTTGGCCAGTACCCGCGCCGTGCCGTTGTTGTTCAGTCGCATCGTCACCGTCACCGAGGCCGTGTCCGCGTTGTAGATGTTCACCAGCCGAATCGTGCGCACCGCGCCGCTCGCTGGGGCTGAGACGATGGTCACCGGTGTTGTGCCATTGAGTAAGCCGTCCGAGCTGCCCAGGGTAAATGGCATCAGACTGGTCCTCCTGTGGGGTTGTTCACCTTATAGTACCAGTGCCTGTGGGGATTGCCGCCAATCCGCACGTACTCCAACGTCGCGCCACTGCCGCTGCTATCCGCAGCGGTGTAAAAATAGTCGTACCCGTTGTCGCCGATAACGTAGTCGCTGTCATAGGCGCTATTATTGCCAGTGTAGGTAGCCGTGGTGGACAGGTACATGTTGTGATTCTGCACTCCGCTAGCGCCCCGCGGGCCCTGCGGGCCAGGGGCCCCCGCATACCCTTGGGGCCCAGGCAAGCCCTCGCCAGGCTCCCCTTGCGGGCCTGGCTCTCCGCGCGGGCCGCGCCCCGCGCCAAAAACATAACCTTCGCCCCCAATAACGCGCAAGACAACCGTCATACCACCGGGCCCGTCCAGTTGTAAAGGTTTTTCTGGTAGTTGTGATAGTGGCTGATATCGTTCACCCGCGCCTGTACCCAGGCCGCCCCGCTCCCGTTGGAGTCATACGCCATCACAAAGTAGCGATGGTAGCTGGGGTAGCCGTAACAATACGAGTCGCCGCTTTGCTCAATGCCCCAGGTGCTAGCACTGGTCAA